CGGGCAGGGCTTCGGGTTGGTTGGCTCGTCTTTCATGCTGCCTTTTTGATTGATCGTCTCCAATACTTTGTGATCCTTTCGTACTGAGCCTTTATCTCTGCGGGTATGTCGTATGATTTCTTTTCGAGATATTTCCCTGTTATGAACCATGATCCGGCCAGCACCTTTTCTCGGCCTTCGACGGCCTTCTTTATCTGTTCGTCAATCTCCTCATATTCTTTGACTACCGGCTTCAATTCTTCGAGGCGATCAAGCATCGTTGCCAGTTCCCCCGTGTCAACCTCAACCTCCTTGCCGATGTAATCCGGGAGGCAGATGTGTGGGAAGGCGCAACCGTCGCACCACAGATCATCATTGATCGGATCGGGCAGCGTACCAGCGGCGACATGAGCATTGATAGCCTCGGCACGTTTCAAGAGGGTTTCCCCAAGTTCATAGTCAAGCGGTATCCAGATTTCTTTCATTGCTCCGCTGGTCTTGTCTTTGAAAAGGATCACGCCCTTTTCCTTATTACCCATGAGACAGTAAAGGGTAAGCTGTGCGGGGTACTTGCGGAGATAGGCATACTTCCCATTTGTCAGATCATTGACGGTATTGACGGCCTTGAAAACGAAGGGGGAGCATGACTTGATCTCCAAAGGAAAAAGACCTTCGGGTGTTGAAAGCTGGCCGTCGATATGGCCGGTTATCTGATATTCGGACCATTGGAAAGATCGTTGCTGTTCGATCACGGTTAAACCGGCTTCGTCCAGTTCCCGGAGCACGATCTTTTCGATCTCGTTTCCCATATCGAAAACCATCTGCAAACCGACATCATGCAGCGTCCTTTCCTGCCAGCGGGTGCGGTTGAGGACATGATACCGGACGCAGGGGATTCCCAAGTCTGACGCTCGGTTACTGTTCACTGGATACTGTTTGATCTTCTTCGCTTTCGCTTCAATAACTTTTTCAACGATCATTTTACCCTTCCTCTCCGGGTTCGCGGGTTAGGTCTGCATCTGTTGGTTCCATCTTTTTTATGGCCTCGATATCGTTTCCGTACTGGCCAGTTTTGTAAGTAATCTCCACTTTCAGTCCAGCATCACGAGAATCTTTGACAACATTGGCGATCTTCTCGTCAAAGGTTCCGTACTCGACACCCTCATTGGATTTGACAATATATTTCGTCCAGGGCTTTTTGGTTTTGGTATTCGTTCCGGTCTGCTTGCGAATATCTGCAATAGAAATGACAGCGGTTAATGCTCCTTCTGATTTGATGCCTTCATCCTGCTTGCCCTTCTTTTTGTAATCGACCTTACCAATATCTTCTTTTTTGATTCCAGCAAACTCTTCAAGATCCTCATAGGTCATGTTTCTCAGCCCCAAGATGCGAGTGATGCCGTTTCCAATACAGTTCGTATAGGCAGCCTTTTTCACGTCGCCACGGTCAATTTCAGAAGGAGGAAGTTCGGTCTTGACATTGTTTCCGTCAGTATCTTTTTTTGACCAATCATATTTCTTAAAAAACCCATCCTTGCTTGAACGTGTTCCAATGACTTCGATAGATGCACCCGCCAGAGAAAAATATCCCTTGTAGGTAAAAGCGAAATGGCCGCCCTCTTGTGGCTCGAAGTCGGGGCCGGAAATCTTCCATGAAATTCCGAACATTCTTGCTATTTTTTCGGCTCCCGAAACTTGAAGATAAGGTTTCCCGCCCTGGTCCGTCCAGTCATGCCGGTTGGTCAGTTTCAGGGACACCCTCTTAATCTTCGCCATTGCGTCAATGCGCTTCTCTGCTTGCTCTGCAAGAGAAATTAGGGTTTCATCCGCGATCGGCGTCGATACAACATCCGCCGTGGTGTCAATTACTTCAAGATCATTCATTCCCTTCTCCCTCCTATTCCCCCGTCGCCGGGGCCTGTTTCGGCTTCTGTCCCGGGTCATACGCCAGATGCACGATCCCCTTTTCAATACCTTCCCTGTAATCAGGGTTCTCGTTAATCAGTCGTGTAATCTCCGCGTGAAACGGGTGCAACTTCGCTTTGGTAATAATGATCGGTCCTATCTGCATGTCTCTACCTCTCTTTCGTCTAAAGGCTCGTCAAGAGACTCGTCATACGACTCTCGTTCAATGTCCTCGTCGTAGTAGGAATCAGGCGGCGTTAACAGGGCGCGGTTGTCCCAACTGGTAAAGGAGTGCATTAAAATCCTCCATGCTGTTGCAACCACTTGCGGATTATCCATCTATCCGTATCCTCTTGATGAATTGACAGTTCATGCAAAGCGTCTGATATTCATCGGGTCGATATTCAGCCAATGCCCGACGATACACTCCCCGCTCTCCCATTTCTTTACGCTCATGACTGCCGTTGTTCTTCCGGTGGTCCAAGGTTAAAGCTCTTTTGTCGGAGAATCCACAAACGGCGCAGACATGACCGTACATCTCAAACAGAGATTCCCGTTCCTTCGCCTTCGCTTTGCGCCCAATCTTTCGGTATCGTTCGGGGTCTTTGTGCCTTAGCGACTTCATGTAGTGCTTTTTCTTGTCGCGGATTTCATCCTTATGGGCGTCGTAGAAATCCCTTGCTCGTTTCTTAACGGCTTCATCAGCGCACACCCTTGAACAGTAACGGCGGTTCTTGTAATGGCGGATATCTTCCATCTTTGATTCAAACCGCTTGCGGTTATAGGATTCCCCGCAATGCTCGCAAATCTTCGGTTCGGTAGGCGCGGGGTCCGGTCCTTGTTTATGACCTGTCATCGTTCGAGTCCTCCCGAAAGGATGCGAAACGCCGTAGCCACGCAGAGCGGAACCTGTCCGTTGCCAATGGCTGCAAGGCGGTCCACCCGATGGGCCACCCCATGAGCCACTCGACCCAATAGGGGTTTAACGATCCCGTATTTCTCCCTATTATCTGACTGACTTTGTCCTCTAATTTCCTGATTCCCCCGCCCTCTGTTTTCCGTTCCATCTGACCGCCCCCGGTCGGACGCTTCGGTGTCGGGTAGGTCGGCAGGGTCGGACGCCCACCATGAACCAATTTGCTTAACCCGGCTCCGCCTCCCGTATTTGGATTGATCCCGCTCCGCTCCGTTCCTGTCGGTGTCGGCCATATCTTCACGGCCAGCGTTAAGGGCGGTGTTGATACCTTCCCGGCCTCCTGTCGTGCCGTCCACGCCTCTTCCGTTTCGTCCGTTGTCTTGCCGCTCCGGGGTGTCGGCCACATTCTCACAAATTCCAAAGGTGTCGGAACTCTCCCCCTTCTGAATCTTTCTGATCTTCCAGTTCCTTGATTCATCCCTACCGTTGGTGTCCCAAGCATATATCCACACCCGTTTCCTCCTGTGCGGCGCCCCAACATCGTCAGCCCCAAGGATAAGGGGTCGTTGAACCTCATACCCAAGTCGGCGCAAGTCTCTGACAACCACGGGCAGATAGCGGCGGATTCCCGGCACGTTTTCAAGCAGAACGTATCGGGGGCGCACAATTCCAATGCACTCTGTCGTGGCCGGCCACATATTCCGCTCGTCGTCGGCTCCCTTCTGCTTCCCGGCGACGGAGAAGGGTTGGCAGGGGAATCCAGCGGTAATGACATCAACCAATCCCTGATAGCTTGCGGCATACCCGTCACGGATGAATGTTTTGATATCGCTAAAGATGGGGGCACCGGGTAGGATTCCGTCTTTAATTCTTGCGGCAATGACTCGCTGGCAGTAATCATCCCATTCGACGTACCCGATAGGCCGGAATCCAAGCAGCATCGTTCCAAGCAATCCCCCTCCGGCTCCGGTGAATAAGCTAAGTTCATTCATCCGCCTCTTTTTCCTTCATCTCCTCATCACTAAAATTGACAAACTCGCTACACCGACATTTGCCGATCCAGCCGTAGCCATACCTGATCAACTCGATTTCCGAATTGCAGACGGGGCAAGTGGCGGTCATATCCTCACCCCCAATAGCCACTCAATAAGCCTGTATTTGATCGACTCCCAAAGACGCTTGATCATAATGACCTTCCTATCATCCCCTTGTGTCTCCGCGTCCGCTCTGACATCCAGAGGAAAAACCGCCCTATCCGGTCGCAGATTACGAGCAACAGACCGAGGGCGATACAGACAATGGCGACGATTAAAATTCCCTCGAAAAATGTGTCCATGAGTTCACCTATTCAATT